TGATTCGATGGTTGCTCTCAAGAAGATCAACTCTCAAGATGCAGAATATAAGTTTGTAGCACCACTTACTTTAGCAGTATTAGATCTGCTATAATCATGACGATACATGTCATAAGTGGTTCCAGAGGACCAACTTCTCTTGGTGACAACTTGCCTTACATCTTGAGAGTTGATCTTCTTGAGAGCAACCATCGAATCCCAATATTGATTCTCCTCATCAAAATTATCTTTTGGTGAGGGGGGATCTTGATCCCATGTCGAAAGAAAGTCAGTGGCGTTGGTCAGTCCGATGAAGGAATAATATGCATTTGTTGATGCGGTAACACCACTTACAAAATTCTTCGCATTTAATATCCTAATCTGATCAGTAATTATTGCAGCCATTGGACATAGATTTTTCTTTATTTATTATGATTAGATGTCATAATTTTTGAACTTCAACGCTTTCGATCTTTGAACGAATGTGGAGGTTGTAATTCCACCAACACCGCCAAGTGTGAATGCGGAGTATGAAGTCACTTTAGATCTAGAGGAAAGTTGAATCTTACCCCAACTAAATTCACCAAAAGAGTTTGATGTTTGAATACCAACTCCATATGGGAAGTTGTTGTCAACGTTCACAAACACTCTTGTTATATGTGAAGTTCCGATACCAACACCCTCAGAGTTTACTCCCGTAGGTCTAAAGACAGTTTCGGAACTTGCCACTTGATATACATTATCTATATGAGAAGTTCCAATACCGACTGTCGCACCGGAAGAATCAAGTGCCGTAATAGATGTTGTTGCTGATCCAACATTTGATCCAAAGACCACAAAGTAATCACCAGCACTCAAAGAACTTGCAGTAATTGCAGTTGAAACAAGCGCGGTATTATATCCAACATTTCTAAGGAAAGAATCATCAGGAATGTGAAGATCAAAAATGAACTGTGTGGTTCCGATTCCGACAGACGTAGTTCCAAATCCAACAATAACTCCAGAGTCTCCGCTATAGGACACGACTTTGTTTTCTTCAATACCTCTGGTAGGAGGAGAGAACAGAACAAGGGGAGGATTGGTTTGAGTGTAACCAAGACCAGGATTAGTAATTGCTACACCTGTGATTGTCCCTGCTGCTCCAATAGTAACTGTTCCAAGTGCTGTCGTCGTGGTTCCGATACCAATACCAGCAGCGGTGCTTGCAAAACTGACCTGTGCAGTAGAATATCCAACACCACCCGTGGAAATAGCGACTGATGTAATTGTTCCTGCAGCAGAAACTAATGCAGTTCCAGCAGCAGATACCTTATCATCTTGAGTGATGAACTTGACTTTATCTTGGAAGAGTAAGTTGGTTTTATCCTCAACTTCATTAAATAAGTTAAAGAGCGGTCTCAGGGTATCAACATAGATTGCCGTTGATCCAACTCCAACATTCTTAATGATATGTGCAGTAGGACTGACC